CTCCCTTTCTAGTTGATTAAGTTTACCCTTTAGACTTCTTGTTTTTATTCCGTTTACTAATTGCTCTAGCTTTCGCCCTAGCATCTGCTTTACTACTTGCACCCCATGCACGAAGCGACAAAAGTAATCTTGTAGGTTTCCCATTCTTTTTTTCAGGTCCACGCATACCTCCCATTCTTGCGAGAAAACTTGCTCGTCTTGGATTATCTCCCTTTTTAACAGGAGCTTTTAATGTACCACCTTTATAACTAGCACGACCTTTAGCATTGAGTCCACCTTTAGGATTCTTGCCTTCTTTTCTTTGCCATGCTGGAGTTTTAGCCACTACTTACATTCCTCATTCTTTTACATAATCTTTCTGCACGATTGGGAACTTGCCGATACCATTTAGAATTTTTCATCTCTAAACTTGCAGATTTGAAATCTCTATTATCAATATGTTTTTTCATTTTCAAAAATCTGCTCAAACGAGGTCTACCGAGATTAAACATCATATTGCATATAATCATTTGTGCTTCTTCTGGTAAATCATAAAAATCATCATAAAGATAAGTACATTCTTGTATTGTTGTATTTATATCTTCTTCAAATAATTCATTAACTCTTTCATCATCTATATAAGTTCCAACTTCTAAATTATACTCTGGGTCTGTTTCTTTTACCAAATGTCCCACACCCAAAGTTTTTAAAGATAAGTGGTCTAAATAGATTTCATTCTTATAACCTTCATCTGCTTTTATTTCTTCTTTTAATGCTTCTAAATTCATTTTCTTTTTTTTGCAGTTTTAGCAGATTGTTTAAATGCTTTAGCTGTTGGAGCACCTTTACTACCAGGTTTTCGCATTTTTTCTCCGCTTCCTGCTTTTATTCTTTTTCTTTTAGCATGAATATTGGCGTATAATCCCTTTTTCTTTTTCATTTTCTTCTCCTTAATTATCGTATTCTATTACACCTTTGCACCTAAAGCAAACATAGGTGCCGTCTGGTTGCTTTTGCAATGTGTAAGAAATACACAATGGACACATTTTATCTTTTTTTTCTTGCAACGCCTAACATCTCACAATGTTTCATATAAAAATAATTACCTATTTTATTAAAAAATTTTGATAAACTCAAATAAAAATTACTCATTTTGTTATCTTCTTATATTTTTCAAAAGTA